AATATATCTAGAATGTTCTTGAGAGTCGCAACCTATAGTTACAGTTCCATAAGGGTTTTCTTTAACCCAAAACTCTACGTATGCATGCACATCTTTTATAATTGTCCCGTCATACTTTTTAAATACTAATTCTTCTTTCATAACTTCATTATCTCGTGCGATACATCATTTAACATATTTCCGTAAAAGAAATTCTTTTTATCATCTTCATCAGATCTTTGTAAAGAATCTTGTTCATATTGTCTTAATTCTATTTTATCATCTTCATTTAACTCATATAGACCTATAAACTCTGATTCAAATGTACTACCATGAGGTGTAGTCCAATTAACTATATTAGTTTGTTCTCCTGTTATTCGTCCTACTGCCCAGCGATCTTGACCATCTGCACCTATATTCATTTTGCACATCTTTCCAATATAGCGTTCCTTCTCTATCCATAATTACTTTTATTTATTTTATGATTCGGAGATCAAAAGTTTTCATCTCCTTCAAAAAACATATCTTCATGGGTTGCATCAATATCAAATAATTTTCCTTTATGTTTATGAAAATATTCACTATCAGTTAAATATTCCAAGTCATCAAATATATTTAATTGGAAATTTTCCTGTATTGCTAAAAAGGATCCGAAAAAGTCTACACCATGTATAAAATTGTGCGTATGTAAAAGATTGCTTGTTAAATATGTAAAAAATCCATCAACATACGCTGCATTATTGGGATCTAAAACCTTAGCATGACAAGAATTGTTTTCTAATTTTGGGAGTGCTGTTCTTATTTTATTTGTTATATTTCCATATTTCCCTACCATATATTTAATTGGATCAATTAATGGAGAAAATTTAAAAAATGTTTTTAACTTTTTCTCCGATGCATCAGATTTAACACTACATGTGTATTTATTTATTTGGTCTGTTTTTTCTACAGAGGTTATGTGAAATGGTTGATTCAAATTAATGGATTTGTAATTTTTTTCTCCCAATTTAAAAAATTTTTTGTATATTGGTATATAATTCTGGATATCCTTTAGATTATTCTCTCCAAATTCCTTAAATAAGGCACTATTATCATTTTTTTTATAGAAAAGTCCAAACATTAATTATAAATTAATAGTGCTATTAATTTATACCGATTTGTGCGTATTCTATTATAAATTATTTAATCTAATTATAATAATGAATTTGGAACTTAAGAAATTTGATATGAAAAATATCCAATTTAAAGCCAATGAAGCGTCTGGACCGGTAATTGTGCTTATTGGTCGGAGAGACACGGGGAAAAGTTTTTTGGTAAGAGATCTCTTATATTATCATCAAGATATTCCTATAGGGACGGTTATTTCGGGAACGGAAGCAGGGAATGGATTTTACGGATCTTTAGTTCCTAAATTATTTATTCACGATGAATACAATACAACTATTATTGAAAATGTTTTGAAAAGACAAAAAATGGTTATTAAACAAGTTAATAAAGAAAAAGCGGCGTATGGTAGATCTAATATCGACGGAAGAGCATTTTGTATATTGGATGATTGTTTGTATGACAACACGTGGTCTAGAGATAAGTTGATGCGATTGTTATTTATGAATGGTCGTCATTGGAAGATTATGTTAATTATTACGATGCAGTATCCATTGGGTGTGCCTCCCAATTTAAGAACAAATATTGATTATACCTTTATTTTAAGAGAACCGTATCTGACAAATAGAAAGAGGATTTATGAGAATTTCGCCGGTATGTTTCCAACGTTTGAATCCTTTTGCCAAGTAATGGACCAATGTACCGAAAATTATGAATGTCTTGTTGTTTCAAATAATGCAAAATCAAATAAATTGGAGGATCAAATTTTTTGGTATAAAGCAAGTGCTCATGGTGATTTTAAATTGGGAAGTCAAGAGTTTTGGGATTTATCTAAAGATCTTGGAAGTGATGATGAAGAGGAAAGTTATAATCCACAGAATGCTAAAAGAAAGGGTCCACGCATTAATGTTAAAAAAAATAGATGGTAAAAAAACTTTTAATGTTAATTAAAAGTTTTTTTAAGTTCATGTTCAAAGTTATTCTTTGGGTTTTTCTTCGATCGTTATTCCAACATTCTTTTTTTCTTCCATTTGTGCGAGAACTTTATCAGAATATTTCGTTCTGATATTTTCTCCCTCAAAAAGTTCCTTTCTAATATCGGCCGAACTAATGTTATCTTTACCTTTAAGATTGTTTTCAACCGTGGTTTTGCCTACACCGACCAAGTTACCATCTGCATCGATATTTTGAGTTAATTTGTTACCACTTTCTTTGGCAATTTTCTTATTTTCTTCGATGGCCTTTCTTTTTGTTTCTACAACTCGTTTATCGAATTCATGACGCGCTTGCTGTTCATTTTTCGTCTTCTCATGCATTAACTGATTAAGTTCCTCCTCCAAGTATTCAACTCGTCCCGTTTTATACGCTTCTGGTTCCCAAGGCATCCACATACCAACTGGACCAACAAAAACATCATGATGGGGATCAAGTTCTCTTAGCAACTTACATCTCAGTTCCGCTTCTTCTTGTGAAGGATAACATCCTCTAACCTTTAGTCCGCGAGTGTTGGTTTGGAATCCATACATTTCATTAAAAGATTTAGTAAGATCGTCTTCTTTAGCATCTGTAAAATTTTTGTAGTCATCTGAAATGGTTGTTTTTACAAGTTCTCCTTCCTCGCTTTTAACAAACTCTTGAAAATCAACCATGATTTTATCGAAATTCATGGTATATTTAAAAGATAAAAAGTTGAGAAATTGGGTGAACTTTTGCACACCTTTACTATAATCCCAATGCTTTAGGAACTCTTCAAAAAAGTACTGATCTTTTACTTTCAAAATATTTTCTGGACTAACAAATGATACACATGCGAATTTTTGACCGGCTATGGGTTTATCTTCATCGAGTAAATCAACATATTTTGGGTTTTTAACACCATCTTGTAAATTTTGTCTTTCAAAGGCAATTTCTTTAGACATTTATATATTTCTGCCACTTATTATTTTAAGTATATTTTTACAAGCATTATATAATTTTTTTTTTCTTTAGAAATTATATAATGCTTGGTGAATTAGGAAGTCTCTTAGATCTCGGTGAACTTATCCGTCGTGTCGTTAAATATTTAGTAGAAGGTATCATGGTTGCAATCGCGGCTTACGCTATCCCAAAACGTTCTCTTAATCTCGACGAGGTTATGCTTATTGCTTTAACTGCTGCTGCAACATTCTCAATTCTTGATACATATGTTCCTTCCATGGCCGTCGGAGCTCGTTCTGGTGCTGGATTCGGTATGGGTGCAAACCTTGTTGGTTTCCCCCGCATGTAACTTTTATAAACAACTTTTAGAAAAAGTTAGACAAAACAACTTTTAGAAAAAGTTAGACAAAATAACTTTTAAAAAAAGTTAGACAAAATAACTTTTAGAAAAAGTTAGACAAAATAACTTTTAAAAAAAACTTTTAATTAATATTAAAAGTTTTTTTGTTCCACGTGCTTCGGTAGTGGAAACCGGTTTTGATTATTTGCAAATTTGATTTAAAAACATGATGAAATATTAAATTGTTGGAACGTATTCCCATTTTAATTCTGTACAAATCTTTTTCCATATTTCATCTTGTTCGATACGTTTAACAGGATCTTTTAGCATTGGAAAAAAAGGTAGAAACTGGGTTTCTCCCAATAATTCACACATTTTATACAATACGTAATAATAATTAAGAAAATTAACACGGTCGTCTGGACAATGTTTAGCGTAAGGTCTTTGAATGTCCATAAATAAACTGCAAAGTTTTTCCTCTAATTCAGGACTCATTATTGGAGGTTTTATACCCAATTTATCTTTAATAAATGGTATGTGTTCATAATATTTATTGTAACCCAGTTTTTTTAATATATCTTTCGCCTTTTTATTTGTAATGTGATGGAGTCCAATCCTTTCCTTTTTAATTTGTGCTTTGATATTATTTAATACGATATCTGGTATTTGCGTTGTTTCTTTCGCTTGGAATTGGGCCAAAATTTCTCGGAAATGATTTATTCTCTTATAAGCGTAAAAGCATACCTCTTTTGGTGGTTCTTTATATGAAGG